TTTCTTGATTGGTAAGGAACACGGAGCGGAAATAACAGGTGGAACTATTGTAACAGGTGCAGCTATGGGAGACCTATCAGGCTTTACACTTGTAGCAACAGCGCAAGAGACAGCACCACCTTTCTTTTCAACTGCTCCAGATGTAAGTGCAACATCTCCTATTGACCCTGATGCTTAGAGGTTGTAGGATGAGTTAATAAAGGGGAGCTATATGCTCCCTTTTTTTTTGCCATATAGTAAATATCCATATTTGTACGTTATACTTATATGAAGATTGTATCAGTTTCACAAACGCAAACATTTAAGTATATACCAAGAGTATATGCTACTGAAACTCTTACATATACTGTAACAGACGAGCAGACTAATAAGTCAGAAACAATAACAGCTTCTACAACAGTTGATAGTAATAAGAATTACCTAACAGCTAGTATGACATTTGGTAGCAGTAATGCACCATTTAGAGAAGCACATTTTTATACCTTAGAGGTTAAGAAATCTGATGACACACTTGTATATAAAGATAAGTTATTTTGCACAGACCAGACACCTGTTACACAAAGTAAATATGATGTAAATAAAGACGTTTACGAGACAAACGATACACACAATAACGACTATATAGTATTATGATACACGCATTAAGTTTATCGAATTATGTAAGCCCTACTATTGAAGAAAAGAAGAATAAGGCTTTTGTAACATACGGAGATAAAAACTCATACTTTCAGTATCTTATAGATAGATACAATGGTAGCCCTACTAACAATGCCATTATAAACGCATTAAGCGAGATGATATATGGCAAAGGTTTAGATGCAACAGACAGCAGTAAGAAGCCTGATGCTTATGCTCAAGCCATTACTTTGTTTCATAAAGATTGTGTAAGAAAATTAGCAAGCGATTTAAAGCTATTCGGACAATGTTCTATGCAAGTTATTTATTCTAAAGATAGAAAGAAAATAGCAAGGGTAGAGCATATGCCTGTTGAAACCCTAGCTGCTGAAAAGTGCAATGATAAAGGAGAGATAGAAGCATATTACTACTCTAGCGATTGGGCTAAATACAACCGTATTAACCAAGTGAAGCGCATACCTGCTTTTGGTACAAGTAATGAAGCTATTGAGATACTTTATGTAAAGCCTTACAGAGCAGGGTACAAATACTATTCTACACCTGACTATCAAGGTGGTTTGCAATATGCAGATTTAGAAGAAGAAATATCTAACTTTCATATCAATAACATACAATCAGGTCTTAGCCCTAGTATGCTTATTAACTTTAATTCTGGTACTCCTAGTGCAGAAGAAAGAGAAGCAATAGAAAGACGTATTTATGATAAGTTTTCAGGAAGTAGTAATGCAGGTAAGTTTATACTTAGTTTTAACGACAGCCCAGAAACAGCAGCTACAATAGACCCTGTACAACTTAGCGATGCACATAACCAATATCAGTTTTTAAGCGATGAGAGCAGCCGTAAGATACTTGTAGCACACAGGGTAGTATCTCCTATGCTTATAGGAATTAAAGACAATACAGGGCTTGGAAACAATGCAGACGAACTAAAGACAGCTAGTACGTTAATGGACAATACTGTTATTAGACCATTTCAGAACTTACTTATAGATGCTTTTGATAAGATACTAGCGTATAATGGTATCTCACTTAACTTATACTTCAAGACACTACAACCACTAGAGTTTACAGAAATTGACAGCGACCTTGTAGATGCTGAAACACAGGAAGAAGAAACAGGCGTTAAGCTAGCTAGTGATTTGGATAAGTTTGTAGATACAGATGTAGCTGATGCGCTCATAGACTTAGGACAAGATGAAGAAGAACTACTAAAGGAGTTTGAGGTTATAGATGAGCAGGAAGTTGATTATGACTTAGAAGAAGAAGTAGAGCAAAAAATAAAAGAGCTAAACGAAGAACAATTAGTAGAACTTGCTAATACAGGAAGCGCAAAGCCTTATAAAGATAGTGAGCAAGATGGTAAGAGTAAACAAAAAGGACAAGAAGATAAAGTTTACTTAGTTAGGTATATGTACAATCCTGCACGCACTAAACAGACATCTAGAGAGTTTTGCAAGAAAATGATAAGTGCTAAAAAGGTATATAGGAAAGAAGACATTAAAGCTATGGAAACTAAAGTTGTTAATGCAGGCTTTGGAAAAAATGGTAGTGATACTTATTCTGTATGGCTGTATAAAGGTGGAGCAAGATGCCAACACAAATGGTTTAGACGTATATACGCACGTAAAGAGGGCAGTAAAAGTTTAGGTAATGTAATTAGTACAACAGAAGCTAAAAGTCAAGGATTTAAGCCTGAAACAAACGCACAAAAAGTACCTGTTGCACCTAAAGATATGAAGTATAAAGGTTATACTGCTGCATATTGGAAAAAAATGGGTTTTAAAAACTAAGATATGGCTACTGCATTATTTATAAATAGAACAGACCTTGTTAAAAATAGTATCATTGATGGCAATGTAGATACCAATAAGTTTATACAGTTTATCAAGATAGCACAAGAGATACACATAAGAAACTATACAGGTAGCAAGCTATATGATAAATTACAAGCTGATATTATTGCAGGTAACTTAACAGGCGATTACCAAACGCTAGTAGATGAGTATTTAGCTCCTATGCTTATTCATTTTGCAATGGTGGAGTATTTACCTTATAGCGCATATCAGTTAAAGAATGGTGGACTATTTAAGCACACAAGCGAAAACGCAGAGACACCTAGTAAAGATGAGGTTGATTTTCTAGTACAAAAAGAAAGGAATTTAGCAGAGTATTACACAACAAGGTTTATAGACCATATGAGTTTTAATAACAACTTATATCCTGAATATGAGCAAAACTCTGACGATGATATATACCCTGACAAAGATAGTTTATTTAATGGGTGGGTTCTATGATAAAAACATACAAACCAAAAAGTAAAAATATAGTAAAACTAAAAAAGTTTATAAATGGCAATAAATTGGGGAGCAGCGATAAACGCAATAGGTTTTGGAAAGATATATAGCTCTAGTTGGGTAGGAGAATATCCTTTTATGAATATAGCAGGAGATGCAAACGATTATAGAAAAAGAGTTTTAGATGATAGTGGTACTGTTGAAGCACAAGGCAATATGGTACACACAATAAACAATACATTATTATGAGTTTATACGATAAAGCAAGTTTAGTACAGATACCAAGCGGATATAAAGCAGGTAAACTATATTCAGTTATCCCTAATACATCAGCAGGAGATTTTACAGTATCAGGAGATGCAGAGGGCGAAGCTACTAGAATAAATAAAAATGGTCTTATTGAAAGCGTAGCAGCTAATGTAGCAAGATTAAACTATGACCCTACAAACCCACAAGACCCACATTTACTTTTAGAGCCTACAAGGACTAATGGTATAACATATAGCGAAGATTTTAGCCATTTTAGTTGGAACAAAAATAACTCAACTGTAACAGCTAACAATACAACTGCACCAGACGGCACTACTAATGCTGATAAAATTACAAGTACAGGAACTGCACCTTATGCAAGAGCAAGTTTTACACACTCAACTTTAACAAGTTATGCTGTATCTATTTTTGGAAAAAAAGGCGATGAAGATTATTTATATATAAGGGCGTTGGCTTTATCAAACCAGCCAATAGCATCTTTTAACTTAAATACAGGTGCTTTAGGTACTGTAAATTCAGGTTTGACTGCTGAAATAAAAGCCTATAAAGAGGGTTGGTATAAATGTACAATAAAATACACAACCACAAGTAGTATATCAAACAACCTTATAGATTTTGGCTTCGCATCCTCTGATAATTCGCGTTTCTCATCATCAGGAAAATTCGCATATTTTTGGGGAGCGCAAATAGAAGCAGGAAGCTATCCAACATCATACATACCAACAAGCGGTTTAGCAGTTACAAGGACAGCAGATACTGTTAAATTAGAAAACTTTGTAAGTATGCCTACTGATTATCCTTTTACGGTATTTTCAGATAATGATGTAGATTTAATAAATACAAATCAATGGGGTTGGTCAATTTTAGATATATCAAGCGCAGTAAAATATCTTGGATTAGCTTTTACCAATAGTGGTTTTATACAAATACATAGGCGTAATACAAACAATGATGTAGATAGTATTACAACTACTGTAACGCAAGGCGCATCTTTTAAGTTTGCGATTTCTTTTTTAAGCGACACTTCATATAAGTACTCTATAAATGGAAGCACTACTGTTACTGTTACAGGTGCTTCTACTGTTGATTTTGACTTTAACGATATTTTAATAGGGCAACAAATAACAAGTGCTGATACAGGTTATAGAAACTCTGCAAATCAATTTATGATGTTTAATGAAGAATTAACAGACACAGAACTACAAACACTTACAAGCTAATGGAACTATTTAAGAAATACGAGTTTGACAGCCAAGAACAGGCAGAAAGCAAGATAGCAGCTTTACCACATATAGAAATAGATGGAGAAAGCTATTTAGAGGGTGGGCATACTATTGTAAAACTTGGGTATATAGTAACTCAAGAGGGTGTATATGAAGATACAGAAGATGGAGATATTGTAGAAGTAACTCCACCTACATATTCAGATAAATATAGTGTAGATGTTCTTTGGGATGGTTTAGATAAAAGTCCTTATGGTTGGGCATCATACGAAATAGAAGTAGAGGGTAATGGCGTACACACTTTTGCAGGTAGAAACTTTTAATCTATGGACTTAAATAGCTTCAAGGTTTATGCGTTAAATTTATCAGCAATGACTATAAGCGCAGTTGATGGTATAGAACTGACGTTAAAACTTTTGTTGCTTGTTGTTTCTATTGGTTATACCTTGCAGAAATGGCATCAGTTAAGAAAGAAAAAATGAAGTACTTCAATTACAGCGAGTTTGATAGCCCAGACGTACAAGGTAGTGGACAGTTAATGGACAAAGTATTACTTCAAATGTTAGACGAAGTAAGAGAAAAGTTTGACAAGCCTATACACATTAATAGTGGTTTTAGAACACCTGCACATAACGAAAAAGTAGGTGGCAAAGAAAATAGCTCACATCTTAGAGGCCTAGCAGTAGATATAGCTTGCAACAACAGTAGAGATAGATTTGATTTAATTAATTGCCTTTTAGATGTAGGTTTTAGCAGGATAGGAATAGCAAACACTTTTATACACGCTGACATAGACCAAGACAAGACACAAGGCGTAATTTGGACTTACTAATATGAGCATAGCAATAATAGCTTTATTTCCAACAGCATTTATAGGCGGTGTATCTTACTATCCTAAAAATGAAGAATATCCTTTTGATGAATACAATGTGTATTTATTCTTAATACAGTTACAATTTAGAGTATATGAAAAAGCGATTTAAAGATACTAAAGTAGGTAAGTTTCTTATAGGAGAGAAAGGTCTGTTTAAAAGTATAGGCGATACATTGCCTGATAAGGGCTTTTTAGGCGTTTTAAAGAACTTAATTAGTACAGACAATACTCTAAGCCCATTTGAAAAAGAAAAGGCGTTAGAACTGCTTAAAATGGATGAGTTAGAAATGGAGCAAGTTACTAAGCGTTGGGATGCTGATATGGCTTCTGATAGTTGGTTGAGTAAAAACACTAGACCACTAACCTTATTGTATCTTACTCTTATGACTACTTTGTTTGTTATTTTAGACAGTAGTGATAGTCCTTTTAAAGTGGGTAGTGAATGGATAGAACTTCTAAAAACACTCCTTGTTACTGTATATGTAGCTTATTTTGGTAGCAGAGGTTTTGAAAAATACCAAAAAATTCGTAAATAGATATATCTAGTTATATCTAGTTATATAACTTATATATAATATATATACTAATATATAACATATACTAGGATATATAAACTAATATATATAAATAATATAATAAAAATAATATATACTAGATTATATATTCTAGTAAATGTATGTTTATAAGTATATTTTTTGATGTTTAGGTGTATGCTTATATTTGAAATATGATAGAGAACATTATAACACAAGACATTACAGACAAAGAGAAGATAGATAAACTTTTAGAATTTGATTGTAATATGTACACTAATCTAGGAAGCGATAGTACAAAGAAAGAAAAGCTAGAAGTTAAAAGAATGAGTAAGAAGATTTACAGAGCCATACAAGGTATAAATGAGCCAATAGGTAAGTCTCTTTTACAAGCTATGGACAGATGACTAGAAGTAAGATAGTAAAGAAATTAGATAAGGTTTTTAGTCAGTATATTAGAAATAGATATGCTAACAACGGAAAAGCTGAATGCTTTACTTGTGGCAAAGTAGATGATGTAAGTAGGCTACACGCAGGACACTTTCAAAGTCGTAAACACTATGCTACTAGATGGGATGAGGTTAATGTACAAGTACAATGCCCTAAATGTAATTTATTTGGACAAGGCGAACAGTATAAGTTTGGTTTACACCTAGACAAAAAATATGGCGATGGTACTGCTGAACAATTACAGCAAAAAGCAAGGAATACAGTTAAGCTATCTAATGATGACTTAAATGAATTAATATCAAAGTATAGCCTACACTCGTAGGTTTGTTTCTCTATATGTTTGTTGAAATTAGGGTTAGTTTTATACTAGCCCTTTTTTTTTAAAATATTTTTTATACCTTTGGCATATGACATATAAAGATGACTTATTAAGGCTAAGAGAAGCAGAAGCCTTAGCACTTCGAAAAAAAGTAGAAGCACTAGAAGCAAAAATAGAGATACTAACAAGACAATTAATAACAGATGAATTACACAAGTAAAATAACAAGTATAAATAAAACAGACAGTTTTAAGACACAGGATGGTAAGGTTATGAATAAGTACAATGTAACCTTTGCTAATGGACACAATCCTCACATATATAAAGTTGGGGATTTTAGTTTTGAAGTAGGAGATGAGATAGATTATGACTTAGACCAAGCTAAAAACAAAGCTAAGATACTAAGCAAAAAAAGCTATAACAATAATCAACCTACACCTAAAAGTAATTACTCAAACCCTAAAGATGATGTACAAACGTATATTATTAGACAGAGCAGTTTAAATAGAGCGACTGACCTTGTACAGGGCAAAGAGTATGATGTAAATGAAATCCTTAACTTAGCTAGGATTTTTGAGAACTATGTATATAATGGATAAAAATAATAACAAGATGACTAAAGTATTTGTAGATGGGCTAAGAGCCTACAACAATGATAGAGATTTTATTATAGCAGATATGTATATTGATGCAGAAGCTATGATTAAATTCATAAACACCAATAGAGGTAATGTTAATCAAAAAGGACACATTCCTATTCAGCTAAAGAAAAGCGAAAAAGGTATGTATGCTGAACTTAATACTTGGCTTGTAAAAAACTCTAAGCAAGTTACAACAGCACAGCACTCTCCTGATAGAGAAGAAGATTTACCTTTCTGATGTTAATAGACATTAATCAACATATAAAAAAGCTAGATGAATACCGAGCAGGGACTTTAAAAACAGGTCTCCGCTTGGGTATTCCTAGACTTGATGAGCACTTTAGGTTTAAGTATGGAGACTTTAATATCATACTAGGACACGCAAACGTAGGGAAAACATCTCTAGTCCTATACCTAATGACGCTATACGCACTAAAGCACAAGATTAAGTGGTTAGTGTTTAGTAGTGAGAACGAGCCATATTCTATTATTAGAAAAATAGTAGAGTTTCTAGAGGGCAATCCAATAAACAAAATAGAAGAAACAGTTTATAAAGAACGAGTAAAGTGGATAGATGAGCATTTTAAATTTGTAGATGCTTCTAAACTTTACACTTATAAATCCCTTTTAGACCTAGCAAAGCATATAAAAAATGCTTGGGACTATCAGGGGTTTTTATTAGACCCTTACAACTCACTAAACAAAGATAAGGATGTACTTAAAGGTATATCAGGACACGAATACGACTATCAAGCAACAAGCGAGATAAGAATATTCTGCAAAGAAAACAATATATCTACTTGGGTATGTACACACGCTGCTACTGAAAGCCTAAGACAGAAACATCCTAAAGGACACTATTACGAGGGGCATCCTATTCCACCAAGCGCAGCATCAGTTGAGGGTGGGGGTAAGTTTGTAAATAGGTGTGATAACTTTTTAGTGATACATAGATATATTTATAGTCCTAGTGATTGGATGTACTCACACTTGCATATTAAAAAGATTAAGGATGTAGATACAGGTGGCAGACCAACACCACTAGAAGACCCTATAAGACTTGAAAGCATTAAGAATAATGTAGGCTTCAATATAGAGGGTAAGAACCCAATAGAATATCCAAAACGTGAGCAAACAGAACTGTTATGATTACTTGCGAAGATAATATGGAACTAATGGCAAGGTATGAGGATAACTACTTTGACCTTGCTATTGTAGACCCACCTTATGGTATTGATGTGGGTAATGATGATAGACAGGGCAAAAAGTTTAAAGCATCAGCTGCTAAAAGAAAAAACTATGGTAAAAAAGATTGGGATACTTATACTCCTCCTAAAGATTATTTTTTAGAACTTAAAAGAGTTAGTAAAAATCAAATTATATGGGGCGTAAATTATTACGAGTATGATTTGTTTAAGGGTGGGCGTATATATTGGGATAAAGTTACTGCTGAAAATTATACTAATTCTGATGGGGAACTTGCTTATTGTAGTAAAATAAATAGTATTAAAAGCTACAAGTTTATGTGGAATGGTATGTTGCAGGGCGATATGAAAAACAAAGAGGTACGCATACACCCAACACAAAAGCCTGTTAAACTTTATGAATGGCTTTTGATGAACTATGCCAAAGATGGAGATAAGATTTTAGATACGCATTTAGGTTCAGGCAGCATAGCAATAGCTTGTCACAATTTAGGCTTTGACCTTACAGCTTGTGAACTTGACAAAGAGTATTACGATGCAGCAATAAAACGAATAGACAATTACAAAAACCAACAAAGACTATTTTGATAACCGACATACTAACAAGCAAACACAATAAATGGATTAGCTATTGCCGTAGTTGGGGGTGCAATCCTGACACATCAGAGGACTTGGTACAAGAGATGTATCTTAAACTCCTAGTGCTTATACAGAACGGAATAGATATCTCGTATAAAGACGATATAAACGACTTTTATATTTATAAGGTACTTCGTACTATGTTTTTGGATTTATGTCGTAAGGAGCAACGTACACAAGTTGTAGATATAACTGATGACTACATTAAGCACATAATAGAGGACAAGGGTAGAACTGAAATAGATGACCACAAGATTTTTGAAGAAGCCTTTGATAAAGTAAACGAAGCGTTAAATGAGATGCATTGGTACGATAAAAAGGTATTTGAACTTGTACAGGACATAGGCAATATATCTGCACTAGCAAGAAACACAACCATAGAGTACAGAAGCCTTTACAACACTTATCAGAAAGTTAAACGTAAGATAA